CATTGGATGAGTGCTATAAAAGCATCAGGTGAGTTGGGTGCATATTATGTAATGAGTACAGAGTGTGCGGCAAACAAACATCTGTTCAATGAATATGTACAGAGGCATCCTAAACTACAATGGATGATGTTATGTGCGGCCAGCCCTGGCATGGGTAAGCAATTCCATCAGTGGATACCTCACATGTCTGGCAAAGTTTCATCGTTAAAAGAACCAGCTAAAGCAAAAGACATTAAAGAATACTACAGTAAAGTATACAAAGGTGCATCTAGTGATGATCTAGCTGCCATCACAGAAGCATTTATAGATGACAACAAAAAAAAATGTTATCTAGCACAAATTTATCCTCATCTCAAACTATCTGACATAGAATTATTAAGCCAATTAATTACACATGCCGACATTGAAAAGTACGAAAGAAGCCGAGGAAACTAAATCGGTTAAGCACAGTTGTGAGTTTTGTAGCAGGGAGTTTATAAAAGAACGGACTCTGCTTACTCATATATGTGAGACTAAACATCGTTGGTTAGAAAAAGACAAGCAAAGCAATCGTATTGCATATCAGTCCTTTGTACAGTTCTATACCAAACACACCGCAACTAAAAAGACAAAGACTCAGCTAGAGTTTATTAAGAGTCCATACTATATTGCATTTGCAAAGTTTGGAACATATTGTGTAGATACAAATTGCATCAACATCAGCAGGTATGTTGATTGGTTATTGCGAGACCAAATCAAGCTTGATAATTGGGCAACTGACACTAACTATACTAAATTTTTGCAAGAGTATGTTAGAGTTGAGGATGCGTATGATGCAATTACTCGTAGTGTTCAGTATACAATTGAATTAGCACAAGCAGAACATATACTACCTCATGATATTCTAAGATATGGTAACGTAAATAAGATTTGTTATGCAATTACAACTGGTAAGATTAGTCCTTGGATGTTGTATCAGAGTGACAGTGGTGTACATTTCTTAGACACATTAAATTCGGATCATGTTAAAATGATTATTGATTATATTAATCCAGAACAATGGACGTTAAAGTTTAGACGTGAGCCAGAACTTGTTACACAAATCAAGGAGTTATTGAATGCAGGCGGGTACTAGGGTTCGCATTCCATGGCAAACAAATCATGACATTCCTACATGGAATCAAAAATGTGCATGGGCGGTAGAGACATTTGGTTTGCCCGGAGATAAGTTTGATACACATGCAACAGAAGATTATATGGATTTTTACTTTAAGGATGAGCGTGATGCTATTCATTTTGAGTTAAGATGGGGATAATATGGCTGATGTTATCCTATACATTACTGCTAAAAGAACTATGGAAATAGGCCATGAGTTACGAAACATGGGTTGGATACAGGGTGTTGATTTTGATTATGCTTACTACCAAGAGAAGTATGACAACTTTAGCCATGACCCTATTGTAAAACGACATGCAAGATTTACCTTTTACAATGATAGCAATGCTAGTTATTTTGCATTGAGGTGGACATAGTGGAGTTAATATTAGAAGAAGGTTTGATATTTGGGTCAAAATATTATACTGCTTATCCTAGTTTTGATTGGGTATTAAATAATAAAAAGTCCAATCAATATTGGATACTAATGGAAGATTGGTGTATTGACACCTTTGGTCGCAGTGGCACCGATAATATGCCCGGAGTATATACTCCTAACGCACGATGGTATATTAACAACAGCAAGTTTTGGTTTAAAGAACAAAAAGATTTAGAATGGTTTCTACTAAAATGGCAGTGATCATAAAGGTTTACAAACCATGGGCATTAGTGTTACACTTACTGATAGAGAATGTAGGACCTATGTTACATAGTAACCCTATAATCTTTTGGCATGGTAAAGGGTGGCATATGACATTTCATCCCGAGGTTGTTACTCAAGGTGAATCATATTGTAACATTCAATTTGATAGAGAAGCAGACGCAATATGGTTTTCATTACGATGGGTTTAGATGATTATGAATAAGATTGGTGTTGATATTGGTAAAACAAAAATTGAGTGTTGTGTGTTATCAACTACAAATGAGGTATTGTTTAGAGAACGTCTTCCTACAGGTTCTGTATACGAAGAAATAGAAGTTCTTTATAATAAAGCTATACTGTATACTAATACAACAGAACATACATTGGGAGTATGTATGCCGGGATCCATAAGCAATAGAACCGGTTTAATGATAAATTCTAGCATAGGATTTTTAAACGATACAGATTTTGTAGGTATGTTGGAAACTAGATTAAATCGTAAGATACAAATTGCCAACGATAGTCAATGTTTTGCTTTAGCAGAATCATTGTTAGGGGTAGGCAATGGATATAATACTGTATTCGGAATGATATTAGGTACGGGTGTGGGAGGCGGCATAGTGATTAATGGAATGCTACATAAAGGATTTCATAACATAAGTTGTGAATGGGGACATACAACATTAGACCCTAGTAACAATATAATGTGTCGTTGCGGTAGAATTGGATGTGTAGAAACTTGGTTAAGCGGATCAGGAATTGACACATGGGCATACAATCTTACAAATAAAAAACTATCCACAAAAGAATATATGGAAATGACAGAGATACAAGAATGTTTTTTAAATAAGTTTGGGTTGGCAGTTTCTAATTTAGTTCAAGTATTAGACCCGGATTGTATTGTAATTGGCGGAGGAATCAGTAATAATGATATATTATTCACTCAAGGCATTGAATCTGTTAAAAAGAATATATTCAATGATGAATTCAACACACCTATATATAGAGCAAAATTAGGTGACAGTGCAGGTGTAATTGGAGCGGCATTATTATGGCAAATGACATTATGATTGACATTGAAAGTTTAGATACAACACCTAACTGTGTTATCTTAACCATCGGTGCGGTACGATTCGATCCTAAAGGTAGTGGCGTAGTTGAACGATTAGAACTACGTCCTACAGTAGAGGATCAAACAGAAATATATAACAGGAGTATCAATGAAGATACATTACGATGGTGGAGTGAGCAGAGCCCTGAAGCACTTGAAGAAGCTATGGGAGACGGGGGACGTTTGCCATTTAGCGAGTGCATGGAGACTCTTTATAAGTTCTGTTGGAACCGTCGTGCTGTTTGGAGTAATGGTGCATCATTTGATTGTGTAGTTATGGAGTCTGCTTGGAGACAAACATCAGACAAACCTAATCCTATCCCCTGGCCTTTCTGGACAGTTAGAGATACACGTACATTATATGAAATTGCAGGTGTTAGTCTTAAAGACGGTGGGCATTCTACTAGTCACAAAGCAGTAGAAGATGCTGAACGTCAGGCTATTGTTGTACAAAAAGCGTATACTAAATTAATTAAAGCAGGCCTAGTTGCACCACCTAAATGAAATTTAATTCAGACATTGATATTGACTTTGGTGACCGAGATAAGATATTAAGTCTTATCAAGCATACGCCTGCGGCAATGCGTAAGGTTAATCCTATTCGTAAACATGCAACAGGTGTTCACGTGACTAATATACCCTACGATGCTATCAATGATATGGCTAACATCGATTATTCTGAGGCAGAACAACGTGGATATCTCAAATTAGATATGTTAAATGTTTATGTTTATAACTATGTTAGAAGTGAAGAACATCTAAAGTGCTTAATGTGTGAACCTGATTGGGATAAGTTAAAGGATGCAAAGTTTGTAGAAAACTTGATTCACTTAAACAATCACTATAATAGCATTAAGAAAATGAAAGAACCTATAGATAGCATCCCTAGACTAGCTATGTTCTTGTCTATCATTCGTCCTGCAAAGAAACACTTAATTGGTTTAACGTGGGCTGAAGTTGCAAAAACTGTATGGGATAAAGGCACTGATGGGTATAGTTTTAAGAAAAGTCACGCAATTGCATATGCTCATTTAGTTGTCGTACATATGAATTTGATTGATGAATTAGGATATCCTCTTGACCAGGGTAATACTTTTACGCTTTGACTTACGTTTGCTTAGTTCTAACATACTACATATAGGACCGTGTAATATAGTCAGACTCTTATTGTTAAATGTTCTTAGATAGGGTTTAAAGATCATCCAATCTTCTTTTAAGAACATATTAATGGGCACTAATCTATTAGATTCCCACCACCATATATCCCCTAGTTCTAAGAATTTTTCTCGTATTACTTGGTCTATAATAGATCCATAGTCGTAGATGGTAGTTACTACATCATCTCTATTTTGAACTATGCCTACATAATCTTGGCCTGCGTATGAGCAGACCGTTATAAAGGGGTGGTTCTCGGTTAGTCGTTTGAAAAAGTCGTTATGAAGCATTTATTTAGTTCTCGGAAGTATTTATTCGGGCAAAAATGTCTTTATATTATTTGTCATAAATATGATAAAGGAGTCTCATTTTGTATTCAACAAATGTTTATTATTACACACAACGTCAAACAGTAGTGTTGTATTCCGGCTCTAGCAATAGGAGATATGATATCGTGTATGCAAAAGATTTAACCCTAAACAAGGGCGTGGAAAACAAGATTCAGTTTCAGTTCCTAAACCAAGAACAGAAACCAGTAAATATTACCGGTAAAACTATCTCTTTTAGACTTATCAAATATGATGGTTCTATGGTATATTTTAGTAAGCAATTAACCAATTTATTGCCATTGACTGGTATAACTCAATTAGAGCTAGATGCTACTGATATTGTAGATGTAGAACCTCAAATGTGTTTCTATTCACTAGAGGTAGTAGAGGGAACTGCACATACAGCTGCCTTTGTTAGTCCCGATGCAAATGCACGTGGTACAGTAAAAGTTATTGATAGTGTATTACCAGGATATATTAATACTATTCCTGTAACTATCCCAAGTCACGCACCCATAAGCAATGTAGGTGTAACATTCTACAGCAGTGTATTCAGCACATACGACAATCCATTATTCACAGATATATTGGGTGTGCAAATGTCATTGGACAACTTTACCGGCGATGTAGTAATACAAGGATCTACTATCCCAAATGGTGATTGGTATAACATACACGAAGCAAATACATTTGCAAACGCAACCGAAAGTTTATATTTCTTATGTGAGGGATACCATCCTTACGTAAGGGCACAATATGCTAACGTAACAACTGGTGATATTACTAGTCTGGTTGTCCGTTAAAAATTGACTTACATCTAAAAACATGCTACAATACTAGTATGTTTGATATTCTATCTCTGATACCGGGTAAACGTAAACTAACACACAGTGGTTGGTACAGCTTCAATGCGGCGTGTTGTAGTCATCGTGGTCATAAACAAGATAAACGTCATAGGGGCGGAATTAAATTCGATGGCCCTACTAATTGGACCTATCATTGTTTTAACTGTAGCTTTAGCTGTAACTTTACATTAGGTAAAACAATTACCCCTAAAGCAAAACAAC